CGCCCATGCCTCGGAGAAGACACCAAAGTCCGAGACGATGATCCCCTTGGCATCTGCCGAAGCGGTCTCTGTGATCGTTCCGCCGTCGGTGTCGTTGGCTCCGATCTTGGTGATGGCTGCGCTCTCAGTCGCGGTGCCCGAGTCGGACGCGGAGACCTGGGTAGCTGGAGAGAGAGCTACCGACTTGGCAGGCTCCTGGCGTCGAAAGTGATCGAACGAAGATGTGGTGTGGAACGTGCCTTGGAACGGCTCTTCACGAATGAAGTAGTCGAAGGGATCGGGCATGATCCCTACCAGCCAGTACGGTCGTCGGCGTAGACGTGCCCTGCGCCATTGTTGTCGTACGAGCTAAGGCGCAGAGTCACTATGCCCTGTCGAGTCGGAGTAAAGGTCAAACTGACCTGCTCCCAGGCACCCGAGGCTCCGACCATCGCGGCTGACGCGGCAGCGACCCCGCATTCCTCTCCATTCAAGACGGAGAACTGCGGTCTGCTGATGGTAGCGTCATACGTCGCGTCATAGCGCATGTAGACGCTGACAGTCGTAGCGACCGGCTCGACCGGCAGGAAGAAATCTTGGTATGCTGGGCCGGTACACGAGATCGCGTTCGGCCCGCTGCGAAAGGTTGCTGTCTCGCGCACCCAGCTGTTCCCGCGCTCCAAAGCTCCGATAGCCGGCAAGATCGAAGCTCCACCGGCTGGCTTCGGCCGGTTGAGCTGATCGAAGTTTGGTTGCGTTCCGTCGTTACCGAAAGCGAGCAGCGGTGATCCGGGCATCGGTTCTCCGAATGGCTTGGGATTCAATCCCATGATTGCCTCTTGTCCGAACCAGAACATCGGCGCGTAGGCGTTACCACTTTGAGAGTGCGCACCAGCGGTGACATTTGTACGAGGAGTTGAGCTGAGTATCAAGTTGTAGTCTTCGGTGATTGCTCCGGCCACGCCAGCGTTGATAGCAACCATCGCACCGGAGTAAAGGAAAGAGTTGACGATTGATGAAGGGAATGCAGTCGATGCGGAGGCAACTACCACGTACAAGGCAGTGCCGCCAATGAACGTGCAGTTAGAGATTTTCGCTCCATTGCCCTTATTCGCGCCCGACCCGCTCTGTGTTACGACGACATGGGCGACCGTAGAACTACCCACCCCAGCTATGAACTTAGAGTTTTTGATGACAAAGTTGATGTCGTAATCCGATCCAGCCCCAAGGGCACAAGTAAGGTTGATGATTCCCTGACCAACTGGAACCGTACCAGCCATGAGGATGCATCGGTCGATTAGCCAATTGAAGGGAACACCAAATGCGTTCGTCGGAGCGATGAGGCGGCAACATCCGGAGTAAGAGGAGAGGAGGGCGCAGTTGATGAACTGAATGTTCTGGCTCGTCGCAGTACCGGCTAGACACACGAAGTTGAACCCGCTGACAAAGAAGATGTTTTGGAAGGACAGGAAGCTCCGACCTGCCAAGTCCATACAGTTGTTAGCCGGAGATGTTACGTCGTTCGTCGTATGTCCCGTCCAGAGAACCATCCCGCCGGGAACAACCGCCCCCGTTGCAGTTTTGAACCCCCGCGTGTTCGCCGGATCTCCGATGACGTATGTTTGGGACGTAGGCGAAGTGATCCCGACAGTGACCTGCTGTCGATAGGTGCCGGGCGCGAGATAAATGGTATCGCCCGACACAACCGGGCTGCCGGCGAGCAGACCTTTGCCTACGGTCTTCCAGGGCTTGTTGGTCGCGTTGGAAGCGTCCGGCCCGAGACCGTTGTTGGTGTCAACGCCGTTGACGGGATCGACGTAGTAGATCGTCACGTCGATCCCGTCAACTCGTCCCTACGAGAACGTAACCTGGGCGGTGAGCGTCCATGTCCCCGACGCCTTTGTGCCCAGAGCCGCCACCTTGCGCTGCAGGTTCACCGTGCCGGTCGTGAACCCCGCGCCAGATGCCGTCGTCGCTCCGGCTGCGACCGACCACTCGGCCCAGGCGAAGTTTGCCTCGGTGCCGGCGAAGTCGGACTGGAACGAGACGGTCTGGTTGGCACGGCTCGGGTAGGTCGCGTTCATGGCCTTGTAGAAGCGGTTGGTCGCAGCCTGGAGTTCGGTCTGCGTCGCCGCCTCTGCGACGTTGCTGTCGCCGACTCCGAGGTAGGAGTTGGCGTTCGACCACGGGTTCGCAGCGGTCTGGTTCGACAGGACGGTGGCGATCATCGTCATGTCCTCCATCCGCTGGATCCCTTCGTTGAGCAGGAGGTTGCCATAGACCTCCATGCACTCCTCGGGATCCCCGATGACCTCTCGGAGCGCAGCCGAGGAGACATCCGAGCCGTCCGGCAGCCAGAGCTTCCGACGCGTGAACTCGCATGCCTCCTCGCTCCACTTCTCGCAGATCCAGAGGGTTGTTCCGTTACGCACTGGTACCACCCCCTGCGTCGTCGGCCTGTACGGTCTGGATGGCCTCCGCGAAGACCGCCAACTCCTGCGGCACTTCACGGCCCTCCTGCTCGTACTGAGCGACGAGTTGACGGGCCTGCTGCGCAAGGCTCGCGACGGTCGGCTGGCCAGGCACGACCGGCAAATGGGCCTCGTTGATCTCGGCCGTCATGTCGTCGCTGATCGACCCCCACTCCATCATCTCGGCGATCATGTCCTCGGCGGAAGTGAGGCCGTCGTGATCCGGCATGGCCTCCTGCGCCAAGGCGACTGACTCCTCGAAAGCGTCGTGGGGGATCATCTGCCCTGGGGCGTACGCCCTCCCGTTCCCATCGAGGAACGGGAGGTTCACGTACGTCAGAGCCTTGTACTCGTCGGCCGCCATTGGTCTACCCCGATTCGATGATCGAGGTCAGCCCGGTCTCGACGCCCTTGCGCGGCTCGCCATCGGTGGCGATGTTCTCGGCCTGGAGCAGCCGGTGGGCGAGATCCTTGTCGTCGCCTGCGAGCGCGAGCGTCTCGTTCACCGTCAGTTCCTTGCCTTCCGGGTTGGCGCCCTTGATGTACTCGGCCAACTCGAACTCGCCCATCGAGGACACGTCGCCGCCGCTGCTGGCCTGCGTGTACGACGACGCATCGGGGCTGCCGCCCTCCTCGATGCGATCCCGCTCCTCGGTGGTGTAGAACGAATGGGACTTCTCGCCCTTCTGCTGGGCGATGAGTCCGATCTGGTCGAGGGTGACGACCTCGTTGCGCTTCGCCTCCCTCGGCTCGATGACCGTGATGCCTCCCGGTTCCTCCACCGCGACGGTGTACAGGAACGAGAGCACGCGGATCATCCGGGTGTCGCCTTGGCCGTCGTAGTCGTCGGGGGTCTCGTACCCCTCCTCGACATCGACCGGCTTGCCGTGAAGTTCGGGCATGTTCTCCTCCTACCCGGCGAGGTTCGTGAACTTGAGGACAGCGAAGCGGTTGTCGCAGAACCAGAGCGGGCGGACACTGGACTGCGTCCAGAACCGCTCGGTCTCGTTCTCGTACCACTGCGTGGTCTGCAGCGGCTGCTCGACCCGCATCTGGCCAACCTGCCCCGCCTGGACGACGTAGGCGTTGCCGGCGACGACGCGGTTGGTCACGAAGATTTCGAGACCAAGCGACGCGAGCAGGTTGTTGAGGTCGGGGCCGTAGATCCGAGCCAGCTGGAGGTACTCCTGCGGATTCATGATCCACAGGTCGTACACGATCCCCAGTTCCTCGGTCTCGGCCTGGGCCTGGGCGCGGCTGAAGTCGTAGCCCGGCCACAGGTTGGAGTTCGACGCCGAAGCGCCCGCCGTGACGACGGTGCTCCAGTTGACGCCGGTGACGAGCCGGTTCGGTGACGCCTGAACCGCCGCCTCCAGCGTCTCGACCGCCCGCTGGTTGATCTTGCGGACGATGGTGTTCGCGAGCAGACGCACGTTCCGGGTGAAGACCGAGATGTCGTTCCGATCCCGGGCCTCCACCGTGGTGAAGAACTTGCCGCCCCACTTCTCGACCTCTGCCACCTGCGGAGCGCGGCGGCTTGAGGTGATCGTCGGGAACTCGTCTCCGGGCGCGACACGCTGGATGTCGCGGTCGGAGTAGAGATCGTTGGCGATGAGCGGGTCGTACACGACCGCGCCGCCGCTGACGCCACCGGCCGACGTGAACACGCGGTCTGCGAAGAACCGCTGGAGCGTCAGATCCATGAGCGTCCGCGTCACTCGCGTCGGCGTCTGGAGCGCGAGATCGACGGTCATGGTCGTGGTCGAGAACGTCGGTGGCCCGAGCGGATGGGCGACCGGGTTCGGGAACGTCGATGCCTCGATGGCCTCGCGCGCCCTTGTGATGCCCGGCTGGCCGGGAACCCAGACGATGTCTTCGGCCAGGTGGACTCTGCTTCTCATCTTCCCTCCCTTCTAGCTGATCAGCAGCGCGACTTCGCAGTCGGCCGCGTTGGCGCAGTCGTCGCAGGCGATCCCGATGGCGACTCCGGTAGAGACCGGAACCACGGTGCCGTCTGCGGCGCACTGGACGGATGCCCCGGCGGTGATGGCTGCCGAAGCCGTGATGGGGACGATGCCCTCGCGAACGACGCCGACCATCTTCCCCTGCGCGGCGTCGTACTTGGCGACTCCGAAGATCATCTTGGCGGCTCCACCGTTCGCGCCGGCACCCGACGGAAGGGACACGCGGTACACGCCGCCGCCGCCGGTGGTGCTGAGTCCCTCTGCCTTCTCGCCCGCGGGCTTGGCAGCAGAGATCTGGACGCAGCGCTTGCCCGTCACCGCGGCCGTGCAGTACGCGGTGACGTCTTCGCCTGGTCGCTTGTACGGGATGAGGTCGTTGGCCACGTCCTACCCCTCCTTGGCGTTGACCACCCGACGGCCCTTGGAGGCCTGTGCGCGGATGGTCGCGATCTCGGGGAACCACTCGTCCGGCAGCCCCTGGTTGGCGTTGTCGTTCGTGACGCCGTCGTCGTCACCGGGGCCGACGCTTCCGCGTACGGTCACCGGGATGACTCCCGGCTCCAGGCCGTCCAGGACGGTCTTGGTACCGTCGAAGTCGGCCGTGAGCGCCTTGGTCCAGTGCTCGCGGCGGGCGGGCGGGATCCGCCCATCCTTGACCGCGGCCTCGACCGTGTTGCTGACGCGAGCGGCGATGCGCTCGCCCTCGTGCTCGACCGCGAGCCGCGCACCGATGGTGAGCTGCTCGTAGGTGCCGCGGTCGATGGTGACTGTCTCAGACGCCGGGGGCGGGGTGCCCTCGTCGCCGTCGCCATCGCCATCGTCGCCATCGTCGCCATCGTCGTCGCCATCCCCACCGGGAGGGGTTTCGCTCACCGGCTTGGCCAACTCCGAGCGGATCTGCTCCTCTGTGGCGTTCTCGGGCAGACCCAGGCGCTTGGCGAGACTGAGGCGAAGCTCCTCGTCCATCGTCTCTCCTTCCTCGTCTGTGTCCGTGCGTGATGCGTAGATGCGCATGGCAGGATCCGCCAATTGCATCCCGCGCAGAGCGGCCTTGGCCGCCAGCGCCTTGTCTGGGTAGTCTTCCACGACCGGAACTGCGTCGCCGAAGTCCACCTTGTCGCCATCGACAGCGACCGGGATCCGAACAATGTCGCCATTGCCCTCGTCCACGATCAGGTTGTAGCCCGACACGCTGTCGAAGCGTTCGCCCCGGATCCACCAGTCTCCGTTCTGGCCGGGGCCATCCTTGTAGAACTTCCGACGAATGCTGACCACGTCGGCTGCGGCCGCTAGCTCGACACCCTCTGGCGTCTCGCTGCCGTACCAGAGAGGCAGATCCTCCAGCACGGAACATCCCGGCCACATCACGCCGAGCAGGGACACGTCGGTGATCACCATCTCGTACCGCTTCCCGGTCGCTGTCTCGACGCCGAGCCTGGCGTCCACCGAGCGGGAAGGGTACGCGACCGGCAGTACCTTGGAGAGCCATTCCGGCGTCCCAACGTAGTTGCCGAGGATCGTCTGCTTGTTCTCGCTCAGGCGCAAGTTCTCGACGCGACCGAACGCAGGCTCGTCTTCACCGAGATAGAACTGGTTGGCCTCCGACTTGTGGCCGAGCTTGATCCGCGGCGGGTTGATGGCCACGTCGCGACCGGACGCGGCCTCGACTGCCGACGCCAACTCGCTCTCGGTGAAGGTGTGCGGCCCTGTGCTGAGCGGGTACTCGATCCCGGTGGAGCAGATCGGCACATCGTCGATCCGCCAGATGCCATCGGCCCGGTACGGAGTCCCGGCCGACGCCCTGAGTGTCTTCCTCCACCTCACTTCTTCTTTCCCTTCGCTCGTTTGGGGAGTTTGCCCTTGTTGTCGAAGTGGTGCTTCTTGGCCCATGCCGGGCCTTTGTTGGCGTAGACCCATCGACGCTGGGCTTGTGACTTCGCCGGCATGACTACGGAACCTTGAGGCCCGTGCTCCGGTTCTTGCGCAGCTGCAGGTGGAGCATCTTGCCCTGCCCCACGACGTTCCGACGCACCTGCGCGTCGGTGAGACCGCCGACGTTCATCCCAGAACCGCCATCGATGCCGACCTGCTGTGCGTTCGCACCCGGCTCGAACTTGGGATTCTGCGTCCGGCCCTTTGCTCTTGCCATTACGCGACCTCCTCATTGTATGTCGCCATTAGTACGACGACGGGAGTGATCGGGAGGGAGCCCACGATCACTTCCCGCCGCCGCCTTGCGCCCCACCCGAGGATGGCGACGATTCCCCGTCGGACGGCTGCGCAGTGGCTCGCGCCTGCGTGAGTTGCATCTGCTGGTCGAACTGTTCCTGCGGCGTCGGATGCGGGTTCTCAGCAGGCGGAAGACCCAACTCTTTGCGGATGTCGTTCTCCAACTCCGTGTCCACGATGATCGCCCCCGCTGTGATCAGGGATACCAGGTCGGCAACGAGGAAGTCGGGATTGTAGTCGAACGTCAGGAGCGGCACCTGCTCGACTTGCTCTCCCCAGTTCCAGTCGATGTCGTCTTCGATCACGTGTTCGTTGAAGGTGTCTGCGAACCACCACGCGATGGCCTCCAGACCCTCGGCCCAGAACTCTGCGAACGTAGCTCCGAGCGCGCGGCTACCGCTCCTGGTCTGGCCTAGCTGCATGACCATCAGCATGAACCTGCGGGCCATCGCTTCGTCGTGGTAGATCACGGAGTCGATGACGGATGAGTTCGTCCCGCGGGCGACGTTGAACTTCGCTCCCGCCGGCACCGCTCCGCCAGCGGTGTCGCCAATGCGGAAGCTCTGGGCCATTTGGTTGAGGACTCTGATCTCGTCTTCGGTCGCGCCCGGATGCGCCTCGATGTACGGGACGCCGCCGGCACGCTCGTGGTTGACTGCGTCGATCCGAAGCAGTCTGTCCTTGATGACCCAGTTTTTGTAGAGGTCGCGGAACCACGACCTGCCCGCCCAGTTCGCGCCCTCTTGATCCCAGACGTACCCGACCAGGTTGTCAATCGGGATCTCTGGCACGGGCTGCGTCCAGCTGTTCGGGCCGGGACGAGTCAGGTTCTGGAGGATGGAGACGAGGCCACCGTCGTCCGCAACCCGAAAGTCCATGATGGTCGAGGGTGGCCGTTCCGCGAGCTTCCGCAGATGCCACAGACCGTCGTTCGGACGACCCTGAAGGCCGTCGCCGATGTAGCCGACCTGCTCGAAGTAGTAGTGGCCCCAGATGCCCGCCTTCATTGCCTTCTGAAGATGGTTGCGGAACGAGAACCGGCGCTTCAAGCGGCCACGGGTCTGCTCGTTCTCGTCACCCAAGATCGGCAGGTTGTAGTCGGCCGCGATCTTCCTCACCATCGCGTCGTCTGCGCCGTTCGGGTCGATCAGCCAGTTCATCCGCGAGAGGCCGAGCAGGGTCGCGGTGAACAGGCCGGATAGCTGCGAGTCCGTCCGCATGATCTTGAACGTGTTGACGCTCGCGGGCCACATCAACTCGGGAATGAACTCGTCGGTGTCCACCCAGAACTGGTTCCACGGTGCCATTCCGGCCGGAGTGAAGTTGCCGTTGAGGACGCCGCCGATCTCGCGAGTGGGCGGTTTGGAGCCGGTGCTCGGCACACGTGTGTTCGGGCGAGGCATCTACCAGGTGTGGATCAGTTCGATGAGAAGGATGATCGCGATGGCAATCACCGCTAGGTCTACTTTGGTGAACGCAGAGTTCATGTCACTCCTTCACTCGTACGAAGACCGTGCCCTGTGCGTCACGGTTCCGGGTGCGCCGCATGACCTCGCCGCCGTTGCTGTTGTTGCTCGTACTCGTGTTGCCCTCGATGGCCGTGAAGCTCGGCTTGTTCGTCCACTTCTCGAACAGACCGATGTGATCGTACTCGCCGTTGCGATCCCAGTCGAAGCAGACGAGATCACCGGGCTGCGGATCGGACGTGACGGAGAGACCGTTGTAGCCCATTCGCGCGTCGGAGACGATGTACGGCACGTAGGCGTACTTGCTGCCCTTGACGAAGCTCTTTGTTGACTTCTGCCCGGTCTGGTCGCTCCAGGTACAGAACATCGCGCACCACGGGCCAACCATCTGATACCAGTCCGTATAGATGCACTGGTTTGAGTTGGGCGGAGATTCCTTCACACCCAGCTGCGAGATCGCTCGGGTCAGTCGGGCCTGCGCCGCCGTGGGGCCGGGGTCAGGCGTTGGCGGCGGCGCAGGCTTCCCGCGGAACAGATCGTACGCAGCATTGATCAGTTCCACGGAGCGTGCGTCCATTGCCATCTCACCGGCGTGGGGGAGTCCCGCCGGTATCTTGATTGAACGCAGCGTATTGAAGGTCTTCTCACCGACCCAGCCCGTATCCGGCTCCATGTTCTGTTGGCGCTGGATTCCTTCGATCCCGGAGTCGATCACGTTCGCCGACTTGCCGTGACTGAAGGCGTTGCTGAACTGCTGGTCGAACGCCTGCCACTTCCAGCGACCGGCGCGAGAGACCACTCGCTTGTAAGCCTCGACATCGGGGCCGTCGATTGACGGCGTCTTGCCCGGCGCAGCGTCCGGTGGGTACAGCGGGCGTGGGAACCCGCGCACAGCCACCATCGGCCCGCCGTTGTACGGCTTCTCGTACCATTCTGTCATGGCGTCCCTCCCGGCGGCGGATCTCCCTTACCACCGCGGTTCTTGAAGATGATCCACCCGATCAGCGAGACCAGTGCGATGGCGACCCCAGCCGGGATCGCGATGTACACTTCGGTCGGAAGGTCTGAGGTGGATGAGATCACAGCTTCATCCCGAGTAGGTCGGTCGCGAGGCTGCCCTGCGGCGCTGCGATGTGAACCGGCGTCTGATGGACAATCGAGTAGACGCATGCGTCTGCGCGGTCGGGAGACTTCACCCCGCGCTCCTTCATGTCTTCCTTCGACTCGATCTGAATGCGGCCGGACGAATCCACGAACCACTTGATCGACTGTAGCTCCTGGTGAAGCTCCAGGTCGAGCGGGTCGAGGTCGATCAGCCCGGACTCCAGCATGTTCCGGAACGTCCAGTACACCTCAGCGCGGCGGTTCTTGTACTTATCGGGACGCCATGCGCGTTCCGCGCCCGAGAATCCGACTACAGGGTAGCCCATCTCACGCAGCCGGTCGTAGACGCCGGCACCGACGCCGACAACGTCCATGACGAAGCCCGGCCGGTTGATGTGAAGGTGCTTGTCCAAGATCAGCTTCATCTTCCCGGTCGTCTTCATCGTGTCAGTCATTCCCCAGGAGTCCTCAAACCGGATCACGCCGCCCCTGTTCCGGTACACGACTGTCTTGTCTACGCCCATACGCGCGATATCAGCACCATAGCGCCCCTTCTCGATGCCGGGTAGCTCGGTGTCAATCCCGGTCTGTACCATCGCGGGGGTGATGAGGTACTCGTCACTGATGTCAGGGAACTCCGCCAGCACCTTGGCTTGCCAGAGCGGAGAACCCTCACCCCAATCACGTCGTCGGTCTTCTACCCACAAAGGAGTCACTAGCTGCTCGGCTACTCGTGCTGGTACCTCCTCTCCGGTGAAGTTGGGCGTGTCGAATGCGGAGATCGTGATGGTGTTCCAGCCGCTGCCCGGCTTGCAGATCTGCGCAAAGTGCGAGCCGGGATCGTCCGGGTTGCCGATGGCCAGAACACGAGCGTTGTCGTTCGTCATCAGCGTCATCACGGCAGTCCACAGCGTCTCGGGAACGCCGCATGCCTCGTCGAGCACGATGAGAATGTAGCGCGCGTGGAGACCCTGGAACGCCTGCTCGTTGTAGTCGGCGGGCTTGCGCCCCATGGCGATCAGTTCCTCGTCGCTGCGCCCCTCTCCCATGTACCACTGGCACTCCAGGGTGATGCGCCCCGGGAGGTTTCCGATGCGCCAGGCGCGTCGGATCTCGCGCCACAGGATCGCTTGAACCTGCGGCCATGACGGGGCAGTCGTGACCAGGAACGCATCACCCAGCTTGTGAATGTTGAGCCACCAGCATCCGATCCGCGCCGCGATGAAGCTCTTGCCCGGGCCGTGGCATGCCTTCACGGCCGTGTAGCGGTTGTTCACGACGGACTCGCAGATCTCCTCCTGCTTAGACCAGATGTGCTCGTGCAGTACGTCTCGGATCCAGTCGCCGGCACCGTCCATGTACGGCGCAGGCTCCGGGTAGAGGTACCTCAGCGCCGAGGCAACGGTGCCGACCGGCAGCCCCGACTCGTCGCCAAAGCCCATCCAGTCGTCGGGCGGCTTGAGCTTGTTGGCAGTCCTAGCCACCGGCCACCGCGGAAGTGTCGCCCAGCGTGTCGGTCTCGCGCACCAACTTGCCCTCGACAATCTCCGGGATCTCGGGCCGGATCGCTGCCTGATCCATTCGCCCGCCCTGCAGCAGAATGAGGTGCTTGCGGACGGCCTGGCCCCAGATCCGCTTCTGCTTCCCGGTGAAGCTCATGTCGCCCTCGATTCCTTCCAGCAGGCGCGCCAGAGCCAGGCCGAAGTTCTCGGCCATCCGGACGGCGCGCTCTGCGAGGCCGAGAGCAATGGCCTCCTTTGAATAGCGAACCAGCCTGTCCTGGGCGTCGGCGCGGCTCCGCTGGAAGACGTTGAGTTGCTTGCCGGCGATGGTATTCTCGATCCAGTCTTCCTCGTCCACTTCCGCGATCTTTCTGGAGAGCCACTCGACCTCGCCTGCCGTGATCCGGATGCACCAGATGATGGCCTCCAGCGGGTTGATATCGAGCGGCGCTCCCATGAACTGGATCGCTTCCTGCCGGATCGCGTGCTTGCGGTGCGGGGGCGCGTTTCCACCGTGAGAACTGCACTTGCCGGTGCCCAGGTGGTCTGTCCCGGCACCGGCTCGACGCCGGCAGGGGTAGCCGGTGCGCTTCGACTTGACGCCGCAGAGTCCCTTGAGTTGGGTCTCTGCCCGCTTGTCCAGGAGGGGCTGCTTGGTGCGGGTGCGCGCCACTACTTGGGCCGGATCGGAGGCTTGTACGCGATCTTGGGGCCGGTCACCATGACATGCCCGTGGATCGGATCCCAGAAGAAGTTGCGACCCTCGCCCTGGTAGCTGAAGCCCTCCTCAATTGGCTCCCATTCCGGCTCCCGAGTAGATGCATCCTCCACATACACCGGGTAGCCCCATGGAGGGCCAGTGGGGGTAGTGGGCGGGTTGCCGGGCACGGGCGAGAGCTTATCGCATTCGCGGCCTCGCGTAAAGGGGCATGTAGCGGGGCGCGGTTCGTGGATGTTGCTAGACAGCATCCGCGCGTACGCGCGTCGGTATCGCGCGTGCGCTATCTAAACGCCTGCCGAGCTTGCCGCTGCCGCGCGGGCGGGCGCTTGCCGCGAGCGGGAGGCGGGCGGTTATCCATGATGATGTTGGCCCGCAGGATCATGTGGGCCAGCGCGCTGCGCTCGTGATCGCGACCCGGGATCCAAGCGTTCGCGCTCGTCATGAGTGCCCTGTCCTTCTTGAAGCGGGAGGCAGCACCCGACTTCTGCCAGAAAACGGGGGTGTAGTGCTTGGTGCGTCGGTAGCTCTCGTACTTGCCCAGCCGGTACCCTTCAAAGCCCCATGCGATCCGCTCGGGGGCCGTCGTGCTGCGCCCTGGCTTCTCGCCCGGGAACAACACATAGTCTTCGATCACCAGTTCGACCGTATCAGGATCCATCATGCCCCGGGCCACGCAGTCGAACTTGAAGTCCGTCCAAAGCTTGTAGAGCGCGTGGATCTGGTCAACCTCAGTACCCGTGACCGTCGCGGTGCCGTGCTTGATGCGGTCACGCACAGCCTCAACCGCCGAGTGCCTTGACATGGGGCCTGCGTCGATCACGCCCCACGCAACCCCGGTCGATTCACCGGGGTCTATACAGAAGACCCCTCGCATTGTGCTCAATGTGAGTGTTCACCTACTTTCTGCTGCTAAGAGCCAACGCGACCAGCGTCAGCAGGAACAGTAGAATCACCAACTGCGCTCCATTCAGATGAATGTCACTCAGCGCCCCTTCGCTCCCTCACCAGGCTCCAGAGGATTTCCCCCGGAAGCACCTCACCACCCTCGGTGTCGTCAGGATCCTCCAGAACTACGTCAAACGTGTCGTCCGCGTCGAGGATCATGACCCTCCAGCGCCGGTTCTCGTCGTCCAGCATGTCCACTTCGAGCCGGACGATGTTGGTCACCACGTGCGCGTTCTCCTCGTCTGCGGTTTGGTCGCTGTCCTTGCGTGGATACAGGACTACGTCCATGTT